CAGAACACCATTAAGGTCTTTCATCTCACCGTCGCCGGCCGCTGCCAGTACGTCAACTATCTTGTTCTCAGCAGTATCGAGAGAAACAGACTCAAATACATGCGTGCGGAGTTGAATGGAATCATACTCGAGAAGCTGTTGTTGAGGAATAGGATCAAAGTGGATATTCTTGAGAAGATCATAGGCCCCATCATAGTTGCCGAAGGTAATATCCCCTATCTCATTAACGTAGATCTGACGATTTATATCTATCCAGTCTGTCGGATTAGCGTCATCAACGACAAGGCGAAGCTCTTTAAGGCGAGAGTCAAACTCAAGCCTTAAATCAGCCATTGCATTGCCTATCTCAGTTTCAAATAGTTCATGGTCAACATTAGCCATTATGTGCCCCCTACGCGACGATCAAGCTCATTCACAAGCAGGTTGACTTCCCTAACTTCTGAATGGCGACCACCTGTTGCTACTACAGCAAACTGCCACCCGGGCGCCTGCAAGCCCTTAGCAAGGCCAAGCTTTTTGTTCTTGAGTGCGGCCTGGGTAAGGACACCATAGTTGAGTGGGTACTTGCGAGAAGTCTCTTCCCCGCTATCTACAATAAATTCAGCATCGCCGTCTGCTCGACCAAGGACATAAGCATCAGAGACGTTCTTCATCATGATGGATCCGAAGTCGAGGATACCGGTCCTTGCAAGAGCATCATTGCTGCCATCTCGATATGTGGTGTGGGTCTTGGTCCTGAGATTTACAACGATATAAACGTCACCAGTGATATATGGATAGTCTGTATCGGCAGGAGTGTCGAATACTTGAGTCTGAGATATTACGGCACTACCGTCTAAGGTGATAAGCACGACAGCAGCAGACAGGTCTATCCCGCCTGCCTGGAACGAGGCAGAGCCAAGATCTATTCTCAATACGCTGGCATCGCCATTGATTGAATTGACCATAGCGACGGTGCCGGCCGCCTCGATCTCTACTACAGAAGCATCCCCGACAATATTGGAGACGATTGTAACTTCAGCATCCATCGCCATCTGCAAAACAGACGCAGACATGTTGATCCCGGTAGCGCCCGGCAGGGCCCCGGCTAGGTTTATTTCTAAGACAGAAGCAGAAGAACCCGCAGTCGTCTTTCCTATGTCCATTCTGGTTAAGGAAGAGACAAGGAAAGACGCTGCAGGAGTAGTGGTATCTATCGTATTTACATTATCAGAGGTTGCCATGAGCTAACCCCCTATGCCATTTTCTTGTTTACCTTGAGCTTGAACGTGCTCAGTGTTGAGAAGATTCCATCTGCTACGGTCGTGTCTACCAAGAAGGAAGCAGCCGGGGACATGATGATGTCTGTTCCGCTTGTCCCAACCGAGAAGTCCATCCGGATGTAGCCAGAAGCTCCAGAAGTAGCAGTCGAACCATCGTCTCCACTCGAGCAACAGATCCGGCCCCAACCAGCAGTATAGGTCTGTGCATCTGTAATGCCGGTGAAGACAGCAGTAGCCGCGGCAGTCGCCGGGCCAAAGCCGTTCATGCCCTTCCATGTCGCTCCAGCAGGCTTGCCGACATAAAATACTTCTTCAGCCGGAGACAGGCCACTGCCATCAGACTCAAGAGAGAAGTCGAGAGCATTGGCAGCAGCAGTACCGAGAACATTCGGGATACCAGCAGCGCCACCTTCAGTACATGTGATCGTGCCAGACTCTGTTCCGACAAGTGCAACAGCATCCATCGAGGTGCCAGAGCCTTTAGGGGCATAGACTGTAACAGTATCAACGCTATCAGAGACAGCAGAGAAGCCCATCCCTAAGAGGTTCGTGTTGATCTGTAGGGCAACAGCATCAGCAACGCCGGCGAGAGTAGTATGCGTAACCGTGGCGCCGAGAATATCCATACCGCCGTCAAGGGTGATAGCACTCAATCCGGCAGTACCGGTAATCCCAGAGAAAACGAAAGTGTATTGAGCTGGAACTTCAGCGACATAGACACCATCGCTTTCTGTGAATGCAAGAATAGCCTGGGAAGATCCCGGGGTATCGTTTGCGCTGGTAGGCTGAGAGCCTGTATAAAACACGATCTGAGCACCTGAAATAGCATTACGCAGGCCAACATCGCCTGTAATTAACGCTGTGAGTGCATCTGACATTCTGATAGCCATTTTTATTCTCCTTTAATAAGAATCTACCGTAATTGCTACTTTACGCTCATGCGGGTTATAAGAGTTCGGATCTGGATTAATCATCTTTACTTGATATTGGACCATGCCATTATGTTCTTCTACATAGGAAATTCCACGTTGCCCAGGCTCATAGCTGTAAATGCCTTCACTCACATTGACAAGCTCTCCGGAATCTGTCCCGTAGCAAATGCCTCTTGTGGTAGCAAACATAGCAACGAACTTATCGCCGTCAAGCCCAAGTTTACTTGTGTGGACCTTCTCTCCGGTTCCCATAATAGCAGGAAAATTAAAATCCGGAATTTGGGTAAACCCACCGAGCTTCTGCGGGTTTTTACCTTTATGGAAATAAATCCCTTCGGTTGTGCTTAACCAAAGTCCTGATTCTACTTCTTGGATCAAAGTAATAAGGGCAGGATATTCAATCGACATTCTGCGAACATCCCGATCGGTTTGAAACGCTTTGGAATATAAAAGCAGATTGGCCTGGGCCGTCAAGGTCCAAGCTCCAAGCACCTGCGTAAGCTTTGCATCATACGTCTCAGAGAAGATAGGCGGAGCATCATCGCGTTGAATGAGCCCACCATTGTCGTCTATGTCATAATTAACGCACGTAACCATCTCGCAGAGGCCCACATTCGCCCCTGCTTGATCCCTATGGGGTTGTTTGAGGGCAGAGGGAGTCTGCACATTGTTAATGCCTGCAAAGCCGTTTATATTCCAAGACTTCATCTAAATGCCTCCAATGACCCGTTCGGCGACAACTTGTAGTCGAGGATAATCTCTTGCTGCTTGATCTCCTCTACATCATCGCTGAAACGGATCCCATAGGCATCTGCTTTCTCAAGGTCGATCGTATCGGCATCCTGCTTCCGGTACATCTGCTCAAGAACGCCATTTTTAAAGAAGTCGTGATAATGAGACCTAATCTCAGGAACATCTGTATCAGCACTCAAGTCAACAAGTGGTAATCGCCGGACAGCAAGTTGCATCGTGTCTGCGGCATCGTTCCTGTAGTTCAAGGCGATCTTATCAACCTGTAGGTCTGTTGCATACTCAGTGGGGATACCAACTACCTGCTCCCACCAAGGATTGAGCTGCCACTTTGTAACTGATACCTTGTGAAGATACCTGGGCTCGCTCATAAGCTTAATTTCGTCGATCTGAAGAATGCTCGCATGTAAGTCGTAGAGATAAGGGCAGACGTCTAATTGATACAGCCACCCGCCGGCATCGTTGGCCCAAATGTAGTCCAGGGTCCCGGCAACGTAGGTCGTATAGTCAGTAGGCGTCATAGAGATCATGACAACAGCAGGAGTAGTGGCATCTCTGATACACCGTGTCTCTCGTGCAATATGCCGGTGAGTCCTATTAATATAGGCATTCATTTCAGCATTTGGCCAGAGGCGGTCAGCATCAATTAGAGCTGAATCTCTTGCTATTGCCCTGCATTCGTCTCTGATCTCTTCGAGTGTAGCCATCAGTCTCCCCTTTGATCTCTCGGTACATAGCTTCCAACTGCTTCTTCATAAATTTCGTCGTTTAACTTAAAAGCACAAAGCCTTCCGACATTTTCCATCGTATGTTGCCCGGTATCATCGTCAATCAAGTTTGGCGGCAGGATGTCCATGATGTTGTGCATCGATTGGATCATATCCAGTTTCGTCATTTTTAGATTGTCAGATCTTTCCGGTTCTACTACTCCGTTGAACGTCTCGAGCTTGTTGATCGACGGTGCACCTTCTTTCTTTGTCTTTCTTCCTTGCATATCGTCAATCTGCTGCTGGAGTTCTTCAACTTTCGCTGTCAGTTCTTTACGGGTAAGGGCCTTCATAGAGGTATCCTTTTATAAGAGTGTGAGCAGGGCAGGGGCCGCGAAGCCCCCACCCTTAGTCAATTACACGTCAAAAGTTTCGTAGGTATTCTCTACTGGCAAAATGCTTGCCAGGACGAGAGTAACATCGAGAGTAATTTCCGATGCTGGCGAAGTAGCAGTACCCAAGGTCAGGGTAAGGTCGGCAGCAGCAGTTGCACTGGAAGGAACGGCAACACCAAGACCGGTAGCAATAGTCTTTTGTGTTCCGCCAGTAGCAGTCTGAACGGCATCAGCAATAAAAGTTGATGTAGATGTCTTCAGCTCAAGGGTTGAAGTTGCGAAGGATGTGTCAGTATCAAAGACACAACCTACTACGAGTGTGCCAGGCGGAAGCGTACCAATTACCAGAGCGGCTGCAGTTGTCGATGCGGGAACAACAACTCTGAACTGGCGGGTATAAGCAACATTGCCTTTAGCAGCAACAGGGTTAGCCGGGGCACGTTTCTCAACGGGCACGATGGCAGAAAATGCGATAGCCATGATGGTTCTCCTTTATACGTTAATAATTAAGCGTTCTTGATGAAGTCGACGCCGAGCAGTTGAGGCTTGATGATGTTAAAGCCATAGACCTGCAGACCTTGCATCATTTTACCAAAGCTGAACGGATTATCGATAATACGGCTTTCAGTAATTTGGGTAGCAAAAGTTGTTGCATATTTGCAGCCAAAAATTACAGCCGAATCGCCAACGGCGCCTTCAGTCGTGCCAGGCACGTTGTTCGAGAATTTAATCTCGAAACGATCGATCTTCGGAATATTTCCGCTGATGACTTGGGCGGTGTTCTCGCCGGTTGCATAAGCAAGACCGAAGTTGTTATTGGCCATAGACTTCAGGACCGAACCTGCCCATGTAGGCAGAATAACGTAACGACCTTCATCAGGAGCGTTGTTCTCATCCAGAACCTTAGCGTACTGAAGGATCTGTGCTACAAGGTTATCGCCAGTGGCGCACGAGACGGCAGCAGCAGAAGTACCGAAAGTCGAGCCAGCGGTAGTTCCTGCAGTCAGAGTATTACCAATGGCGGTTGTGCCACCAGCAACCAATGCACCTTTTGCAATAGTGTACTCGTCCATGGTCGGACCAACAGCGGCGCTATAACCAGTAACGGTAGTAGCAAGCTGACCACCAGCAACAGCACCGGCTGCAGCAAGAGTGATAAGGCCATTACGGTCAAGCACTTGACGCATCTGCTCAGAAGCGTCGTCGCCCCACTCGTTCATCAATTTGATGTCAGACTGGAACTCGTCAACACGATCGATTGCGAAACTGAAACCCTCACCCTGGTCGATCTTCAGAGTGACATATGGGCTGTCAGGATTTTGAACTGGCAGTACCATTCCCTTTTTGTAGGGGAATGTGTCGATGGTCGGGCGGGTCCGGATATACACGGTATCGCCCATATCCTTGATGTCGCCTTCGTAGTCAGTGTTTGCGATCATGCTAAAGCATGTTTTAGGATAGAACTTCTTCACCAGCAGGGATGAATACACCGCTGGGATATACTGAGAAGAACTTCCTGTCGAATAGTCCGGGTGGCCCGGGGCTACGGGATATACAGCCATGATGAATCTCCTTTAATTATTGAATGCGGCCTTGTGAAGGCGCAAGCAGAAGATCGTCCCAGAGCTTCTGTGACTCCTCGTCGGAGTATTTGCCCTGTCTATCTTTCAGCTTGAACTCTTCCATTGATGCTTCTGTCCAAATGATCTGATCACCGTCAGTAACAGGTTTTGAAGCGGCTGGCTTCCGAGATGGAGCGACAAGATCTTCTTTGCCTTTCTTCTTCGGAGCAGGCTCCTCATCTTTTACTTCTGGCTTTTCACCTAAATACAAATTAAAAAGCTTTGTAAGTTTTTCTGCTTGCCATGTGTCGTTGTACATAGCGGCAAGCTCGCCATAAGTGTACAGACCACTTGGGTCCGGTTGGTCGAGAAATTCGAGGAACTTTGGATCCTCACCAGCCCAAAGCTTTGACCACTCTCCATTGACATTATCATCAAGGTGGGAAGTGAACTCTGCTGTGGCTGCTGCTACCTGCGATCCCTCTACCTGGTCGACCTTTTCAGTGACTGGCTGCAGTCCGTCTTTCACGCCCTGGGATACCTCTTGTTTGGCAACGTATCGCACGGCCTCTAGGAAGTCGTCTCCGTATTCCTCTTGGTAGCGTGCTAGTTGCTCGTCCGTAATCGGAGTATCGTCCTTGTCGGCCGGCTCCTCTTTGCGGTTCGGATCTCCAAGCTGTGAAAAAACCTTTTCTTTAAACTCTTTTAAATCATTACTGAGCCGTGGCACTTCGGCATCGTACTTACCCTTTAGGGTCATGTAGCGAGCCTTGTAATCTTCTTCCTCAGAGGTGTCAGCTTCTTCTTCGTCGCTGGTCTCGTCTTCGTCCGTTTCGTCGGTATCGACTTCTTCTTCGTCGGCCTCTTCGTCGGACTCTTCTTCGTCTTTCTCCTCTTCTTCGGCCGTTTCTTCTGAGTCTGATTCTTCGTTCAAATCGCTCATGAATTTTTCAGCCAGTTCTGCCTGTTCTAAAATCTGTTTTGGGACACTCATTGTTCCTCCTTGGGGCCGGCGTACCGGTATCCCTGTTATTGTTAGCCCATTCCTGCTGCTCGTTGAGCCCATAAGTTCCAACTATCTTGGGACTCGGGCGATGGTATTTGGTTTACTGGTCCGTATAATCCCCTTGGTGGTGCTGCAAACTTCATAGAGAAAGCACCAGCCATCTTAGGCTTCGGCGCTATGCCAGGCATGCCCGGGATTGCTGGACCTTTTGGCGTAAGAAAAGCAGGAGCCTTACCCCCTCCATAAAGCATACCGGTGTTGTTCCTCCGGAAAGCAGTATTTTGGTTGAATAGTTTTGATTTTGCCAAAACATTATCAAGGTTAGCTTCCGGGTTAATCCCTGCGGCGCCATAAAATCCGGCTTCATTAGCAGCCCCAAGTTTCTTGCTGGCTGCTGTCTGGATATTGTTTGTAATCATCGGGACGTCGTTCATAACAGATCCTTTAAAAATCGGTTACTGGTTTCTTTTCCTTGGCAGGCTCTTTATCACATTCTGCAAAAGAATCTACTAAGTTGTCAACAGAGAGTGCATATCCCTTGTGGATTTCGTTGTGTTCCTGGCTTGCATTCTTCCAGGTGTAGTAATTTTCAGCAGATAAAAGTCTAAGGTAATCGATAAACTCTTGTCCGTCTGCAGTCTCTTTAAGGCGTTTGAGCAACTTACGAACTTCTTCTTCAGACTTAACCATTGTTTACTCCTGCTTTTGAGCCATCTGGGTTAGTTCCTTGGGGACCGGCCGGGGCACCACCGCCTGCAGCCACCTGTCCATTTGCTTGCATTGGATCGATACCGGCTTGTGCCATGAGCATATTCTCTATAGTGGCACCAAAGTCGATGTCGCCGTTCAAGCGATCCTTATCCGGAAGATCAATATCGTTCGACTTGGCAACCTGCGCCAGGACGGATCCAATATTCTCTTCTCCGAGTATTTGCTGATAAGTTGGGTTTGCTGCAATCTGAAGGAACTCAACCTTGCGCTGAGCTTGTTGTTCTTTAGCGAGTAAGCCACTGACGCCCTTAGCAACGACCTTTGAATCGCCGTGGTCTTCTGGGCTTTCGTTAAATTTCATATTGTGGCTGTAGCACATCTCTATGTACGGAGTAATG